ATTCGTCTAAAGCACAATGTGCTTTTGAAGTAACCCATGCCACTTCAGAAACACACTGGTTAAGTAACGCCCTTTATAGTATCGTAAGATACTCTACTATAAAGGGCTTACTTACTTAATCTTGAAGGCCACAAGCCTCCTCGTATAAAAAGCGAAGTGATGGTGGGAGTTTAGAATGAAACTCCTCATCAAACTCCGTTATGGTGGCGGTGCCTGTTTGAACCAAGGGAACCTTGGTAAGATCATCAAAATCTTCAGGTACTTCGTACAAAGGAACTACAGTGATTTTGGATTCCATGTTTTTCTCCTTTAAGTTGCGCTGTTGTGTAGTTCGTAAGAACTTCACTACAAAACAGCTTACTTATATTCTTGCCAAAGCCTTGCGGCGTCTTTGACGGCGTTCCAACCTCACCTCCCGTGGGGTCATGGGCGGCTTCGTGACCATCCGTAGCGTTGCAGCGCCTACTATGAAGGTCATGAAACCAATAACTGATATTATTAGAAGAATAATATCGTTAAAGTCTATACCATCTGCTCCTAAAAACATGGTATAAAGTACCATGTTACTTAGAGCAGCACCACAGAACATCAAACTATATGCAACAAATTTCATTTTTAAAAATCTCCAATGTAATCCAAAGCTTTCTTGGGTGATTTGAATTTTTTGGTGATAACCATATCATCACCAAAACAATTTTCCCAGTCTGACATCCAGAGGATGTAGCGACTAGTTTTAGGATCGTGGGTAAACTTCGCACCATCCTCATCCAGACGTTGCATACGAAGCGCATAGTTTAATTTATCTAACCAAACACTTACTATGTAAGTGCCTCCATTTTGATAATCAGGATTTAACATATTAAGCCTCCAAGTTACGGATAACTTCATCTGAAGATAAATCTTCAACGTCCAATGCAAAGATCATATCACCGTTTGCATTACGAACTTCAGCGGTGTTTCCAAGTATGGAAACTTCTACGTTGATGTTGTCTTGCGACAACTCAAAGTTAACTTGGTCAATGTTGGTCATAGCAAAATCTCCAGTTTAAGTTACGTTACTCTGTAGTTCGTAAGAACTCACTACAGAGTAACTAACTTAGTTTCATCAAATCACCTTGTCAAGCCTCATCATGGCTAAAGCCATATCGTCAAAGCATAGCTGCTATGCAGCTTTGACAGTTGACTAGAAAAGCTTTGCTTTTCAAGGGCTTGGTAAGGCTTGGTGAACTACGTAGTAGTTGCAAGAATACCACACTAGACATCCTCTGGATGAATTTACAAGGTTTCCAGTGCCAGGATTGTTAATATTCTATTCTATCTACTCCGTAGTATCAAAGATACTACTACGGAGTAGATGAATAGGGTTGCCTTTGTTCCTCGTTTGTTCTCCCTCCCCAATGCGTTGCGGGGGTACTTAAAAAAAACAGGCGGGCATGTATATATATATATAACACCCTTAGATATTTAGAAAAATATCAGGGTCTATCATCAATAACCATAGTTGTGACATAATTACCACAGCGGCCCTACTATTTAGTTACTATGATATATTTTTTATATATATTTATAATATACCTATTGTGAAACTTACTAATAAGTGTTATAATAATACTATGGAAAACTTAAATAGTAATCTACAGAGTAACTACATAGAGTCTTACATCAACCTTGAAGCCTTGTTGTCTCAACAGATAGAGCTACAGTGTAATGATGACTTCTTATCCTTTGTACGTTTGGTCGCCCCTACTATTGTGTCTGACTTTAAGATGGGAAGACATATAGAAATAATATCAGAAAAACTACAAAAAGTAGAAAGTGGTGAAATAAAAAGACTGATGGTCTTCCTACCACCACGTTCATCAAAGTCTGTTGTCTGTTCCAAACTATTCCCTGCATGGTACATAGGTAGAAACCCCAAACACGAACTATTAACTATATCACACAGTGATCAACTAGCTAGTGACTTCGGTAGGTCCGTCAGAGATATTGTTAATATGGAAATGTTTCAAAAGGTATTTCGTGGTGTGGCACTTCGTAGTGATGTACGAGCAGCAGGTAAGTGGAAAACAAACCATGAAGGAACATACTATGCGGCTGGTGTTAGATCACAGATAGCAGGACGAGGAGCGCATGTAGCAATCCTAGATGATGCGATGTCTGAAGAAGATGCTATCTCCAGTGCAGGTAGAAGGTTTATCAAGGAGTGGTATCCTGCTGGTCTACGCACACGTATCATGCCTAATGGGTCTATTGTCATAATCAATACCAGATACCACTATGATGATCTGTGTGGCTGGCTCTTGAAACAACAAGAGAACATGCCAGACTATGAAACAATACCCTGGGATGTTGTTAAGATACCTGCATGGCTTGATGACGATGCATCAGAACTACTGGACTTACCTGTAGGGTCTAGCTATTTCCCTGAGTGGAAACCAGATCATGTCTTGAAAGTAGACGAGAATGAAATCAAAGCATCAAACGGTAGCCGCTACTGGAACGCTCTTTACATGCAAGACCCCACACCTGAAGAGGGTGGCCTCATAAAAAAGAAGTGGTTACAGAACTGGGAGTATGACGAGCCACCTACGTGTGACTTTGTAATACAAACATTTGATACAGCCTTCTCTACATCTAACACAGCAGACTACAGTGTTATACAGACATGGGGTATCTTTCACCTATATGATCAAGACGAAGACGGGTACGAGGACTATGCATCTAATCTTATATTGCTTGGGAATATCAAAGGTAGATTTGAATATCCTGAACTAAGGCGGCTCTCACAGAAACTATACAATCAGCATAAGCCTGACCTGTGTATGGTAGAAAAGAAAGCCAGTGGCCAGTCTCTCATACAGGACTTACGTAGGTCTGGCTTACCTGTGTTAGAATACAACCCAGACAGAGATAAGGTATCCAGGGTCTACGCTGCTACACCCATGATGGAGTCAGGTAGAGTATGGATACCAATGAACAAGAAGTGGGCAGATGATCTAGTAGAGGAGCTTATACGGTTTCCCAATGCGGCCCATGATGACCAAGTGGATGCCTTAACAATGGCTGTTCACTACATGAAAGAGTCCTGGCATCTTACCCATCCCGATGATCCTGACTACGAAGAAGCACCCCGTAGTAAGAGAGCAACCTACTGGAATGTATAAAGTCATTTGTGAGAATGACAAAACTATGGTATAATAGAAGCAAGGTTTAAACTTGGGGAATCACTATGGCAAATGATTATATGGCAAAGTTAGCGGCTGACCTAGATGGCATGACTATGGGTGGTCTAGCTTCTAAGGGTCGCTATGGCGATACCATGATAGCACACATCAATCCTCAAGAAGCACAGATGCTCATGGAAGAAGGTGGCTCTGGTACAATCAATCCTGTAACTGGTCTTCCTGAGTTTTATGATATGGGATTTGGATCATATAGTGATGCTGAAGAATCAGCAGCAGCAGATGCAGCAGAGGCAGCAGCAGATCAAGCAATGGCAGATGCAGCAGATGCAGCAGAAGACCAAGAATTTGGTGAAACTTTTACTGCAATTCAAGATGCAGCAAGAATAGCAGAATATGATCAAGAAGACCAAGAATTTGGTGATACCTTTAGAGGTTTTTCTGATGAAGGACTAGGTGGTCCTGATGTAGAAGATGATCTTACTCTTGAAGCTTTTAGTCTTCAAGCTAGAGTACAAGATCAAGTAGCTGACTATAATAAAAATGGTTTTCCTACTCCAGAAGAACAATACTTATATACTCAATTTAAAAATCAAGGAATGACAAACCAAGAAGCTACAGTAGCAACAGCACAATCAGTATCTACTCCTGGTGGTAGACAAGCAATGGAAGATGGTTTCTATGGCGGTTATAGTTATGGTGGTATGTTAGGTACTGTACAAAATGCTATTCAAGAATACAACGATGCCTTTAATGCTAGGGCGCAAGCATTTGCTAAAAAGAAAGGCGAAGAAAGAGATAAACAAGATGCAGAAATAGATGACTTTACAGGTATACCAGATACTGAAGAGGAACCAGGATTCTTTGATAATCTAATTGATAGTTTAAATCTTGATAGTTTAAATCCTTTCTCAAGAGATGAAGAAAGGGACCAAGACCTTGCACAAGCATATGCAGAATATGGGGGAAGCTTTACTCCAACTACTGATACTGAAAAAATGGTAGGTTTTGGTCTTGGTATGTTTGGTCCTGGTATTGGAGCATCTAATTTAATTGGTGGATTAACAGGAAGTAATGTACTTGGTACAATAACAACACCAACTGGAGCTACACTTAATCTTACTGAAAGTGGTAATGTTTATGATGCTTTTATGCCAGATGCTCCTGATAGTGGTAATGAACCTGCTATAACAAAGAAAAGAAAAGAAGCTACAAAAAAAACTGACGATGAAGAAGATAAAGAAGAAGAAGTAGATAAGCCATACTTTCCTAGAAATCTTTTACCGTTTACTCCTTCGGAAGAACAAACAATAACAAATATATATGGTCCTGATTCTTATCTTCTAAATCAAACTGGCTTGAGGACATTAGTATAATGGCAACAGAAAAAAATCCATATGATATGATTCCACAAGAAGGTGCAGAGATAGTACCTATCAACCAGGAAGATAATGATATACCTGCTACATTTGAAGTGGCAGATGATGGTGGTGTTATTGTAGACCTCTCTGGTGCTACAGAGATGGAAGCAGATGAAGAAGTAGCTGAATGGTACGGCAACCTAGCTGAAGACATGAGTGAAGAAGAGCTAGAAGAAATTGCAGAGACTGTTCTTGAAAACTACGAAGCAGATAAAGATTCCCGTTCTGAGTGGGAAGCTATGTTTGAAAGAGGCTTTGAATTACTAGGTCTTAAACTACAGCAAGGCACAGAACCATTTGAAGGTGCATGTACAGCGGTTCACCCACTATTGATTGAGTCGGCTGTTAAGTTCCAATCAAAAGCTTCAGGTGAACTCTTTCCCTCCAATGGTCCTATCAAAGCACAAATACTAGGTGACTCAACCACAGAGAAAGAACAACAGGCCAATAGGGTTCAGAACTTTATGAACTATCAGCTTACGGAGCAGATGCCTGAATACTTTGAAGAGTTTGAGCGGATGCTATTCCATCTTCCACTGATTGGGTCTGCTTTTAAAAAGATGTACTATGATGCTACGGTTAAGCGTCCACGTTCAGAGTTTATTCCTATTGACCAGTTCTATGTGTCTTACTATGCTTCTGATCTATCCAATGCAGAACGCTACACACATGTAATCTATCGCAGTCTTGTAGAAATGAATAAAGATATCAAAGCAGGTATCTACATGGATACAGAACTAGTAACGCCATCTTCTAATCCTGTAACGGGCTTTAGTGAAAAGATGGATACAATTATTGGATTGTCTCCCGACTACGATAACGATCCACAATATGTTCTTCTTGAACAACACTGCTATCTAGACATCGAAGGAGAAGAAGAATCCTGCCCGTATATTGTTACGGTAGAAAAAGATTCTAGAAAAGTTTTAAGTATTCGTAGAAACTATAAACAAGATGACAAGAGCAAAGAGAAGATAAGCCACTTTGTGCATTATAGGTTTGTTCCTGGTTTTGGATTCTACGGACTTGGACTTATTCACTTCTTGGGTAATTTGACTATGAGTGCTACTGCCGCAATGAGATCATTAATAGACGCAGGGCAATTTGCAAATTTACCTGGAGGGTTTAAGTCAAAGGGGATACGGATTGTTGGCGACAACGAACCTATATCTCCTGGCGAGTTCAAGGAGGTTGAAGCAACTGGTGTAGATTTATCAAAGGCTATTATTCCCCTTCCTTATAAAGAGCCTTCCTCTGTTCTATTCCAGATGTTGAATTTCGTAACTGCTGCTGGTCAGAAGTTTGCGGATAGCACAGAACAAGTTATTTCTGATGCTGCCTCCTATGGACCCGTTGGAACAACAATGGCCCTGCTAGAAGCATCTAGTAAGTTCTTTAGTGCTATTCATAAAAGAATACACAAGTCACAACGAGATGAATTTAGAATCCTTGCTAGGATTGACTATGACTATCTTCCAGGTGAGTATCCATATGACGTTCCATTTGAAAGTCGTAACATCTTTAAGTCTGACTTTGATGGTCGTGTAGATATTATTCCTGTCTCCGATCCTAATATACCTAGCAATGCACATCGTATGATGATGGCTAACATGGTTCTACAGATGGCACAACAGTCTCCTCCTGGTATGTTTAATATGGAAGAACTAAATCGTACAATTCTTAATGCCACGAATATGCCAAACGTAGATGATATTATTCCACCAAAGATTACAGCACAGCCACTTGATCCTGTCTCTGATATAATGGCAGCAACAAAAGGATTACCGATTGGTACCTTTGCTGGACAGAACCATGATGCTCACATACAGGTAAAGATGGCCTACATGCAAGACCCTGCTAATGGTGGTAATCCTATTATGCAACGTATTGCTCCTATCCTACAAG